TCCTGCTCCAGAGGTTGCCAATACTCCGTTAACTGCTGCCGAGCTCAACCAACAATTTATTGCTGAAAATAGAGCAGAATTAAATGCTCAAGCAGATGACGGTGTGGGCACTGGTGATTACGGTGATGACTATTCAAATCCAGAGCCACCAGCCTCCGCACAGATTGCAGGCCCTGATGGATTTGATGATGGGGGTGAGGACAGTATAGTTGCTGCACCCAATGACTCATCAAATACTGTTGTTGCAGACGGAGCAGTGCAAAAAGCGGCTGCTAACGATCCTCAGTCTGGATTGAGTACAGGTAATAAAAAGATTGAAATCTCTCCAAGACCAAATCAGATCAGTGACTTTGCTAGTCATACATACAATATTGCTCTTTACATGCTGTCACCCAAAGAATATGTAAAAATGCTAAAAGCACCTGCTAGTGTTAGACAGATTCCCAAACAGTTAATTGCAAGAAGCGGCGGCATAGGCAATGACGGCGGCAAGAATTTTGATATAGATTTTTTTATTGATAACCTACAAATGACCAACATTGGGGTTAGCCCTAATACTAGAACTACAAATACAAATGCAGTTGATCTTAGTTTTGACATTACTGAACCCATGGGTGTAACACTCATCGAGCGTCTAAAAAATGAAGCAAAAAATAGTCTTGAGGAAGCGGAAAACTATATCAAAACTCCGTATCTCTTGGAGATCACGTTTAAGGGTTATGACGACAATGGACATGAAATGTCAGGAGCAATTAAACCCAAGTATGTTCCTATTAAAATCACTGGCTTAACATTTAGGATTGAAAGCACTGGCACTGTGTATAAAGTTAAAGCCGTGCCGTTTCATCAGGATGTGTTTGGTTCATTAAATAGTACTATCCCAATCAACATTCAAGTAAGTGCAGGCACAGTTAACGATATCTTTGGAAGCACTGCCCAACAAGTTAACTATGAAACAGAAACAATATATGATGAAGAGCTTGCTGAAGACGAAGGTACTACAATTAAAAAAACAACTCTAGGAGAACCAGCATCGACTCTCGCCAGTGCAGTTAATAATTTCTTAATAGCACAAACAAAACCAACAGTTGATAAAAACGACCCTGGCAAAAAAGTTCCAGCAAGTTCTCAGATTGCTGATAAATGGAGTTTTGCTATTGCGCCTGAGATTAAAAATGCTAAGTTGGTAGGGTCAAAATTTGATGCTCTTAACACTCCACAAAAAACTAACAAGTTATATAAACAAGCCGCGGCTGGAATTGCTGGTAAGGTAAACTTAGACTCAACTACAAATATGTTTAAAATTAATGCTGGCACAAATATAGTTTCTTTAATTAACTATATTATTGTAGCAAGTGACTATATTGACGCTAATGTAGATGAAATTAACAGGATTGGCACTGATGACCCTCCGGAAAATAAAAAAATTTCATGGTACAAAGTTATACCGCAAATTGTTGGGTTCCAAGGCTGGGATAAAAAAGCAGGAAGATATAAGTTCCATATACAATGGACTATAACAGTAGAAGATATATTTTACAGTGATTTCCCATGGGCGCCTAAATCTAAACCCAAGGGTGAAGGTGTACACAAAATATATGATTATATTTTCAGTGGGAATAACACTGAAGTAACTGACCTAACCTTGCAGTTCGATAGTGCTTATTATCAAGCTCATACTATCGGAACTGGTATTCCTGATGGCGACAAAGACAAATCTAATATTGCACCACAGGTTAAGCCCTTGCCACAGAGTGTTCAAGGGCAGGGAGTTATTAACGACGAAACCATTACAAAAAAACGAAGCAAAGATTTAATGTCTAATATAATGTTCAAGGGCTCCGACATGATTCAAATTGACATGGCTATTTTAGGTGACCCTGCCTTCTTGCCAGTGGGTGACGCATTTTTCCAACCACAGGGCAACCGTGGTGCAATATACACTGAGGCATTTCTGCCTGATGGAACAATAAACTATGACTTAACCCCACCATACATTCAGTTAAATTTAAAAACTCCCACTGATTATGATGACCTTACTGGTCTTGTTGACCTTTCTAGTCAAGGCAAGTATACTAGTAGCGAGTTTAGTGGAGTTTATCGTGTCGTACAAACTAATTCTACCTTTAGTGGTGGACAGTTTACTCAACGATTGGATGCTATCAGAGAAAAAATGCAGCCTATCGATGGAAAAATAGGCAGAAGTGTACAGAGTATTCAAGAAAGAGAACAAAAGGCAGCACTAACTAATAACTTAGTTGAAAGTTTTTTTGCAAGTTTAGTATCCGGAGTTAATCCTCTAGAACAAGTAATAAGCAAAGGCACAGCCGCAATAACTACCTTTGGAGAAAGTCTAGTAACTGGTTATCAGGCTGGCAGGATTCAAAGACTAGCTGATGAAACAGACCAAGGAAGGTTTGAAGAAGGCATAGGCGACGAAGAACCGCCTGTTGATATACCGGATACTAACACTGTTGTCAATGCTGACCAACTTAATAACAATGTCTTGCTTGATGCATTTGGCGGAGCAGGGGAATTTATTGGCGAAGAGCCAGTTGACGACTAATCTCATTACAGTTAAATACTTTTATATGAAAGTGAAGAAATATTAAAAATGGCAGATACATGGGCAAATAATAGCAAGGGCGGTGATAAGGATTTCCAAACACAAAACGTTCGTGGTGTTAGGGAAGAACGAGGCATTGTTATTGGCGAGGTTAAAGTAAATGCGCATCCCGCTAGCATGGGTAACCTTATGGTTTTCGTTCCTACCTTTGCTGATAGAAGCAGAGAAAACGATAAATCTCAGTGGCGTCAAGTAAAATACTGCACCCCATTTTACAGCAGAACAGAAGTACAGGGATCTGGTGATAGTTCCGTAACCACAAAAAATACTGCTGGTATGATTTATCCTTGTCCTGACATAGGCACTAAAGTTTTATGTTTCTTTCCAGAAGGCAGAAACCAGGACGGGTTCTGGTTTGCATGTGCCCCTGACACTTACATGATGCAAAGTATTCCTGAGCCTGCTATGACAGAAAATGTTACCACACAAGCAGGTCAAATCAGAGGCAAACTAGCACCAGGTGGTGAATTTAACGACAAAGATAACCCTACAGACAAGATAACAAATTATTTAACTCCTAAAAGATCTTTTGATAGTAATACACACAGAATTTTAAAAACACAGGGTTTAGACGAAGATCAGATCAGAGGATTAACCAGCAGCAACTATATGCGTGAAACTCCCAGTGAACTGTTTGGTATTACAACCAAGGGCAGACGCATTGACAAAAATAGTACCGATGTTGCAGACAATAAAAATATTATTGGCAAGTTAAAAAACAATGCTGATTTATCAAAATTAGAAGCAGATGCAGTTGAAGGAAGAGTTGCTAGGAAACACGGCCACAGTCTTGTAATGGACGATGGTGATATTGAGGGTAACAACAACCTTATAAGATTTAGAACTGCCGCTGGTCATCAGATATTATTGCACGACACAGAAGATTTAATCTACATTGGCAACAGTAAAGGTACCTCCTGGGTGCAAATGGATGCATCAGGCCAGCTTGACATTTATAGTCAGACTAATATTAACCTGAGAAGTAAAAGCATTAACATGCATGCTGACTCCAGTATTAAGATGCATGCCGGAAATAATATTCAACTAGTAGCAGGCAAAACACTGCAACTAGAAGGTGGCACACTTGCTCACATGTACAGTGATGGGCAAGCACAAATGTATGGTGCCAAGAGCATTGACATTAAAAGTGGGTCAACATTAAATGTAGAAGGCAGTAAAGTAGGAATTAAAGCAAGTGGCAACATGGATCTACAAGCAAGTTGTTTGGCATTACAAGGGACTGCCTCAGGCGCCGCAAAGCAAACCGCTGCTCCTAAACTTGATAAAGCAGACACAAAGATTAATGCACAGGGTTTCTGGGAATCCACAGGCACACTTAAGACTACAGTGGACAGAGTTCCCACACACGAGCCTTTTGCTGAACATAAAGTTACTACACAGGAATCAGTGTTAAGGTCAGTGCAAGTTGGTAAAATTCCTACAAGCGGAACTGTTGAACTTGACAAGCCTAAACAGCCTATAAAAACCGCAAGCACTGGTATTGAGCAAACTAAACAAGTTGCAAACAAAGAAACAGTATCCGCTGCAACAATTTTAAAACAGCCGGATGTTGGTATCAATGTAGGTAAATTACCCAGTAATACTATTAAAAATGTAGCCGCTGCTACAGTTGAAAAGGTAGGCAGCGGCGGCGCTCTAGACTTTGTTGATTCAGTAACTGGCGCGGTTGGCAAATATGGCACCAGTGCAGCATCACTGGTTAAGAACGGATTTGTAAAACCCGAAACATTCTTTAACGGTGAACTTGCTAACCCCCGTATGTGGCAAGGCAAACTCGGCATTGACAGTTTGGATTCTTTCATGGATGCAGAGAATATCCAGGAAGATTTATTCTTAACAGATGTCGTGGATGATTACCAGGATGCAGTATTCAGCGGTGCAATCCAGGATGACGATGATGAAGATACTATTGCTGGGATGGTCATGGTTACCCGCGCCACTAACGCAGAAGTTGCAGGAGACTTTCGTGAAAGTAGAATTATTGAGCCGCGGCCAATTGTAGGAACAGTAAACGTCACACAAGACAAAGACATGTCTAAAGAACTAACTGGCTGGTTCCAGAAAGGAGCGGCGGCTTCTAATATGTCAAAAAGCACTGACAGCGTTGGTTATACAGACAACTGGTACAGTGATATTAGTCAAGATGATGTAAAAGAAGAATGGGATGTCGTCAGCTCTACAAATAATACAACTGTAACTGGTGGTGAATCTACAACTGTAAGTGCATCAGCACAACAAGAAGCAGCAAGAGTAGCTGGCCTTCAGCAACAAGCAGACACTGCTCAGAGAAGACAGACAGCAATAGATAATTTTAGAAGATCATCTGGGTTGTCAGGCGGTGCGTTGATCCGTGCATTTAACAACGAAGTGCGTAGCGGAAGAATTACCTTTTAAAGGAGAGATATAAAATGGCAATGTATAGAGGTTTTAGTACAGTACAAGGAAGTTTCGCAGCTACTAGAGTAGTGGACGGAGACTTGATTAAACGTGACTTGCTTAACGCCTTTGCTATACGCAAGGGTGAGAAAGTCGGATCTCCAGCATATGGCAGTGGAGTTCTAGACCTGGTCATGGAGCCATTGACTGAAGAAGTAAAAAATTTACTTATTGAGGAAGTTACATCAACTATTAAACAAGATCCCAGGGTGGCATTACAACAACTTGTTATTGATGAGTACGAAAACGGGCTTCAAGCACAAATAAACCTAGTTTATGTGCAAACTAACCAATCTGAGACTCTGGTTATTAATTTTGATAGACAAGACGGCACAGTAAGTTAACCTTTAATAGTAGTAGTTTATTACATCTATAAATACATTATAGGAAGGTAAATCTATGGCACATACTACACGATCAAGCAATTTGTTTGCTACTGAAGACTGGAAAAAAGTTTACGAATCATTCAAAGAAATCGACTTTCAGAGTTACGATTTCCAGACTATTCGTAAGAGCATGGTTGACTATCTGCGCAACTACTATCCAGAAGATTTTAATGATTACATTGAATCCAGTGAATATGTAGCACTCATTGATATGATTGCTTATGTTGCACAGAGTTTGAGTTTTAGAACAGATTTAAACGCTAGAGAAAACTTCCTTGAGACAGCAGAGCGTAGAGACAGTATTCTCCGCCTTGCTAAGATGCTCAACTACTTCCCCAAGCGTAGCCAAGTTGCCCGCGGACTACTGAAGATTGATAGTGTATCTACAACAGAAGTTATCATTGACAGCAATGGTAACAGTCTTGAGAATACAGAGATTTTTTGGGGCGATGAAACCAATCCAGACTTCCTAGAACAGTTTACTACTATTATGAACGCTAGCATGGTTAAGACACAGCGATTCGGCAATCCTGCTCTTAAAACTACCGTGGGCGGAATTCAGATTCAAGAATACAATATTAGCACAGTGCCTAATACCATCCCAGTGTACGATTTTAGAAACGATGTGAGCACACAAGAGTTTCCTTTTGAAATTGTTAACGGTACCTACAGTGGCACAGATTATTTGTACGAGGTTTCACCTAAACCTGGTAGTACTATTAATACAATCTATAGAAACGACACTCGTGGATTTAACAGTGTTAACACTGGCTTCTTCTTCTACTTTAAACAAGGTACATTACAGACACTGGATTTTAGTATTGATGAAGCATTACCAAACCGTGTTGTTGAAGTTGATGTTAATGGAATTGAAAACAACGATGTGTGGTTATATGAACTTGATAGCAATGGTCGCGAAAGCACTAGATGGACAAAGATTCCTGCTGTTACTGGCAACAATGCTATCTTTAACAGCCTAAACAAAGACATTAAAACACTGTACAGCGTACAAAGCCGTAGTGCAGATAGAATTAGCCTTGTATTTGGTGACGGGGTATTTTCAAATATTCCCAAAGGTAACTACAGAGTTTATTTCCGTGTTGGTAATGGATTTACATATAAGATTAGCCCAGCAGACATGG